CCTTTAACCCTGTTGCGCAACGTTGCATCGCTCACCTCACATCGCGAATCTCGGCTCCATTCAGCCGACGTTTTCAGTTCGCCGTCGATGCCAATGTTGACGGAGTTTCGTCGCGTATGCTTTGGTGCTGGCGGTGGGCGTTTTGGAGGTAGATTCCCGTTATGGGTGATCTTCGCGCCATAGATGGCTTGCTCTGGCGTGGCACCCATCTGCAACCGTTTCCGAATCGTCGCGCCATGGACCTTGACACCAGGCTCTCGCGCCCACTCTGTTGGCGTAAGGGTTTTCCCGTTGAACTCGACCGCGAGTGCATTCGGGTAGCTGATGCCAAGCCGTTCTGTTCGTTGGATATTACATTTCCAGCACAGCGGCCTAAGATTTGATGGGGCATTGTTCGTTCGGACTTCATCTATGTGGTCGATTACTGCAATAGACCAGTCAAGCGGAATCCCACACAACCCACAATCAGGTAACGTGTCGCCGTATTTGGCATACGCCACCACACGGTGCTCAAAGGCATAGTGGTTGCGCAGGCTGGCGAAGCGATGGCCGCGCGCATGAACCATTACGTAGCCATCTGATCGAATGAATCGCTCGCGCCCCGGCTTGCGAGTTAGCTCAAACGTCCCATAGCGCATCCGGCGGAAATAGTGCATCTGGCATAACTGCTCACCCTTGAATTTTGCCGGTCTTGCGCACCCATCCAATTTACATTGCATGAAAACTCCTATTCGTTTTGTTGCATAGAAGTTTAACGCAATAGATACTAAGTGGAAAGCTTTTTTATCACCGCCAACTTCACTTTATAGTGCGATTCAATAGCAAGCACATCTTCCTTTGTGCGTTTGATTGGGGCGTGCCAGCCTTCCAGCCGCGCCACCCGCTCAGCGCCGATCTTCTTGAGCAGCGCCTTGCGGTATTCAATGAGGTTCCCGCCCTTGTCCATGTTGCAGGGGCGGGCACATTGGAGGTGAATATTGTCCTCATCGTATCGAAGCGTGCTGTTTGCGCCGACCGCGACGAAGTGCCCCGCGTTCCACACATCGGCATCATGGCGCCCGCACGAAATACAGCCCTGCCCCATGTCCCTGGCGCGAATATAGGCATTGCAAGCGCGCTCGGCTTTCTTCAGGTAGTAGGACAGCGGCTTCATCCCCTCGCGTTTGGCCTTATCCGTTGCCCGCTCGGCCTTGGCCTTGGCTGCTTTCTGCTTGGCCAGCCGCTCCAGTGCCAACACCGCGCCGCAGTCGGGCGAGCAGAATTCGACGAAGGGCTGCGGCGGCACGAAGGATGCGCGACACGCCCGGTTTTTGCACTTGCGCGGCTTTGGCCCACTGGGCGGCTTTGGTTCGGCGCGCTTGAAAGCGGTGCGCTGCATCGGCGTGCGCTTCATGCCGCCACCCGTGCCGGACCATCGAACGGGATGCCCGCCAGCGCGCGCACCTGCCTGATGCTCCAGTCGGTGCGGTCCATGATCTGCACCAGCACCCATTCGGTCAGCGGCTGCTTGCGGTGCCGGATGCGCGAGAGTTGGGCCGGCTCAATTTCCAGTGCATGGGCCAGGTGTTCGTCGAAGCCTTGCCCCAGCGCCTGCGATAGCGCATGCAGCAGACGCTCGGGGGTGTAGCATGGGTCGTCCAGTTTGATGCTGTTGCATAAACGGTTGTCTTTGCCGCCTTTGCGCTTGGGCATGGCTAAGCCCCCGCCTTGTCTTTGCGCACGTACTTGACCGACTGCACGCGCTTGAAGCCAGCATCGTCCAGCATGGTCTGGTTCGGGTTCTTGGTGCCTTTCAGTACGCCCGACACAAACGCGCTGGTGCAGCCCCACGCCTTGGCGGCGGCGGTCTGGGTCTTGTAATGGCGCGCGATATGGACCCGCAGCTCCATCTTGATGTCGACGTCGGTTTCTGGTTTTTTCATGGCTGCCTCATCGTTGAACACATAACCATGGTGGCACAAAACGCCGCTTTGCACAAGCGCGAAATATTTACGCCTGCGGTTGCAAAAAAGCGTTGACGCCGGATCGGTGCCGCGCTAATCTGTTCTCACTCGGCGGGCAATGGTGCTGGTCGAAACCGGAGATACGCATGAGCGCCAAGCACGCCGAACCCTACGTGTTCACCGAACTGGAACTGGCCATCGCCCCCGGCCTGCTGCTGGCCGCCGACAACCGCGTGCCGGTGCTGGTCGAGTTCAGCTACAGCGCGGGGCAGGCAGCGCGCGACTTCGGCCACCCGGATGACATGGACGACGGCGTGCCGCCCGAGCTGGAACTGCTGGCGGTCAAGCTGACCGACCTCGCCACCTTCGGCGCCGATAGTTTCGCGCTGAGCAGCTTTGCCGGGGCCGACCTGCTGCCGCTGCTGTCGGCCGTGGACCGCAGCACGCTCGAAGATGCGATGTTCGCCAGGGTGGCGCGCAAGAATTAATGAAGAGTTGTTGACGCAGATCAGTTGCCGTGCGAATATTTACGCAATGGTGTGGAAGCCAGAGCAAAATGGGATCGACAAATCAAGCCGCTAAAGCTTGGAATCTGTTGAGCAATTGGGAGCCTTTGTTGGTCCCGCCCATGCGCTCTCTTCCTCCAGATTCCAGACTTTAGCGGCTTTTTTGCGTTCTGGCTTCTGCACCGTTCGTGCGCGGACTTGAATTGGTCCCATCGTAAATAGACAGGCACCGGCCACCCCGGTTCAAGCCTAGCCAGCCTCGACCTAGGGACTGGAGCAACCGTCAGCGACAAGTGGTGAGACAACGCTGGCGGGATGGAATGGGCAACTCAGGTTGGATTGGGGTAGGCAGGAATCATTGCTTGCTTGGATCAAGGCAGATAGGACTACGTGGGCAACTACGGGGCTATCACCCTTGGGGGAATTATGGACAAAATAAGGAGAAAACTATGAGCAAACTGAACCACACGCCAGGGCCATGGCACGTAATCAAGAAACAGAGTCGTGTTGGGTATGCCGATTATGAAGTAGCGTGGTCCGAAGACGGCGAACTCGTTTGCGATATCGTCTATCACGAAGGCGACGCCAACCTGATCGCCGCCGCTCCTGATCTGCTGGCCTTGCTGATCGAGTCGCAGAATAACATCGGCGGTGACTGGCGCGAGCGCCGCGATGCCATCATCCGCAAAGCGATGGGGGCCTGATGGACGAACAAATCCGGCGCCGGCAACCGCCAGCACCACCACCAAAACAGGGGAAAGCATGAGCGAGAAAGAACTGCCAATCGAAGCACTGGCGAAACTGCGCGCGCCGTTCGAGCCGCACCAGATCAGCAAGAAGCCGCAACCGACCAAGAAAGACAATCCCAAGGGCAAGTGCTCCGAGTGTGGCGGCTGGCACGGCCTGCCCGCGATCCACCTGGATTATGTCGGCCATGCCGCGCTCACGCACCGGCTGCTCGACGTTGACCCCATGTGGTCATGGGAGCCGCTGGCCTACGATGCCAAGGGCTTGCCCGCGCTTGATGGTGATGGCGGCTTGTGGATCAAGCTGACCATTTGCGGCGTGTCCCGCCTTGGCTATGGCGATGCACAAGGCAAGGCCGGGCCTGACGCCACCAAGGAACGCATTGGCGACGCGCTGCGCAATGCCGGAATGCGCTTCGGCGCTGCGCTCGACCTGTGGCACAAGGGCGTTCTGGAGATGGACCCGGAACGCTTCGAGCCGAGCGCCGCCGACAAGTGGGTGATGAAGGCTGGCGGCGCGGCCACGCAAGCCGATCTGCAAGCCGTCTGGGTCGAAGGCGTGGCCGAGTTGAGCGAGAAGGGCGACCGTGCCGCTTACGACGAGTTCAAGGCAGCGGTCGGCGCGCGCAAGAAGGAACTGGCCGAGGTGCAGCCGTGAGGTTCATCGAGTGCGCGCAAGGCACGCCGGAATGGCATGCGGCCCGCGCCGGGCTGTGTACCGCGTCCTGCTTTGCCGATGCGGTCAGTGTTCTTACCCGCGCCTCTGGCAAGCGCGAACTAGGCGACCCAACGGCAGCGGCAGAGCGGTATGCGTCCGACCTGGCCATCGAGATCATCAGCGGCAAACCGCACGGCGAGCCGCCAAAAGCATGGGTGCTGGAGCGCGGCCACGAAATGGAAGCGCAGGCGCGCATGATCTACGAGGCGCGCACCGGGGCGTTCGTGACCGAGGCCGGTATCTGCGTCGATGGCGAGGGCTTCGGCTATTCGACCGACGGGCTGGTCGAGGATGACGGCCTGATCGAGATCAAGGCCCCGATTGACAGCCTCAAAATCATGGCCATGTGGGCCAATGGCGACGTCTCCGAATACCTGCACCAGATGCAGGGCGGCATGTGGATCACCGGCCGCCAGTGGTGCGACTTCATCATGTACGTGCCGGACCTGCATTCGGTCGGCAAGGACCTGTTCGTCAAGCGCATCCACCGCGATGACGAATTCATCGACAAGATGGTGCCGCAGTTGGCGCGCTTCTGGCAGATGGTGCAGCAGAACGTGGCGGTGCTGCGCGGCGCGAACTGGCCGGTGTATTACGAGCCGGCCCCGCTCAAGGCAAGCGCATGAGCAAGCGCCCGCCCTTCGAGCAGCGCAAGCTGCTGCTGCGCGGCCCCGAGCAGGTCGAACGGGCGGTTGCCCTGCTGCGCAACGTGCCGCTCGATGCCGACCAGCCGCTCGAGCTGCTGATCCGTGAAGAGGCCAAGGCGCGCAAGCTATCGCAGAATGACCTGATGTGGGCCGGGCCGCTGAAAGACCTGGCCGAGCAGGCCTGGCTGGACGGGCGCCAGTACAGCGCGGAAATCTGGCATACCTTCTGCAAGCGCAACTTCCTGCCGGAAGAGTTCGACCCCGAGCTGTGCAAGGAAGGCTACCGCAAGTGGGACGTCGACCCGGCCGGCGAGCGGGTGCTGGTCGGCTCGACCACGCAACTGACGGTCAAGGGCATGAGCCAGCACATCGAACAGATACACGCGCTAGGCGGCTCGCTCGGCGTCGAATTCCACCAGGTGCCGCCACGCGGCCTATAACAAGGACAACAACATGGCAATACCAGAAAAACACCGGCCCACGGCGCATGCGTTTGTCGATGGCGCGCAAATCCAGGCGCGTCAAGTCGGCCAGCAAAACGAGTACGACTGGATGGACCTTACCAGCGACCCGACATGGAACGAGGATATGGAATACCGCGCCAAACCATCACCGGAACGGGCCTATCCCGCACTGGACGAGGGGGAGGCAGCGAGGATCGCGGTAGAGAACAGTTATCACCTTGCCTCCGTCAACCTCGTCGCGCCGCACATCATCAAAAGCCTCGTCGACCGCCAGCAGGTCGTCCCCATGGCCGAAGTGCAGGAAGTGGCGCGCGGGCTGGCAGACAAGCGCGTGCTGGCGGTAGCGGAAGCGGTGCGGTCGCAGTGTGCGGCTTCGCTTAATCCAAGCGTAGCACAGTTCATCTTGGCGCTCGACCTCCCCGCCATCATCGCCACCGTGAAGGACTGAACCATGAACGAAACAACCTGCAAAGAAATGCGCGACCACCGCACGGAACACTTTACTGTGCGCGCCGAGCCGACACGTGATGCTTTGTTTGACGGCGAAAAAACCGTCTACATTACTTATAACGGACGGCAGGAATATCCGCTGACGTTGGCCCAGCACGAAGCGCGGCAACTGTTCGAGCTGCTGCGCACCGAATTCGACCTATGGAGGGTCTGACATGGCCATGAACCTGAAGGAGAAAGCCGAGTTCGCGCGCCTGCAAGCCGAAGTGCGGATTGCGCGGGCGCTGCGCTGGAGCGAGCCGGTGGCGCGCGATTTGCACTGGCGGAGCGGCGGCGAAGTGATCCAAGGCTGGGATTACAACGCCTATGGCGCTGGCA